ACATTAGAGTTTGCCGTGCGCGACGCGATGGACAAACTCGGTGCTGATCGTGTCGCCGAAATTCTCGGGACATCATCATCCATCCTATATAAGTCCACCGGCCCAAATCCGACAAGGAAACTTCCTACAATCGTATTCTCTGCCGCAGTCGAACTGGCGCGGCTCATCAAGAGCCAACGGCGGCGCGGTCGCGGCAAGGCACCAGATAAGGTCGAGCATTTCAGCGCTGTCTTTCGGGCCGTGGGGCGTTCTCAGGTGGTGAAGTCGCTTGATTTGAACGGCAGCATGACGTGGGCAACGGCAGAGGTAGGCCGATTCGCCAAGGCGCTCTATGAAGCAACGCACAAGCCGCATGGATCGGACACTATCACGAGCGATGAATTGGCCGAATTAGCGAAGATCGGCAGGAACGCCATGAGGGCGATTTCACAAACGGTTGCCGTTGCTGAGTATCGCGTGAAGCAACAGCGCGGCGAGGATGCTGTATTGGAGCTAGACACCGGGCAGGATTAGGCTCCGGTTTTATCGCCGCGCCTCCAGCCTTCCAGTTTCCGGGTTGATCCTCGTCTCGCAGTCTGGCGGCAGTTGCGCGCGGCTCTGAATCGGCGTCCATTCGGAGCCGACGGACGCAAAGCGCTGGCCTGCCGATGCGCCGTTCAAATCCGATTCATCGGCAGGCATCGGCTTGCCGACGCGGCCCAAAAGCGCATCCAACTTGGCCTGTGTCTCTGGCGGAAGCGGTTTGCGTTCCTCGGACGCCTTGCGCCCGTCCGCTTCCGTTTTTCTGCGCTCGTGCTCCACAAGAATCAGCTTTGCGCGCGCCGCTATGCCGCGTCGTTTCGAGACCAGTTCCTCCATCACCTGAAACAGATCGGCCCTCGTCGGTAAAAACCGCAGGCGACTGGTGATGATGTCGATTGCCAGCCAGCCAATATCCGGCGGGTACTTCCAGAACACAGAACTAATGGCGTCAGCATAAACTTCGGCATCTTGCACTTCGCGCGCCGGATAGGAGCCGATGAGCTTGCGCGTTTGTTTCGCAACACGCAGCACATCTTGCTCTTCTTGGCGGTTTGGCAGTACAGACAGCGAATGCTCAATCTCGGAAATAACCAATTGGCATTGCGGGACGGGGATTAGCTTATCCCCCCTGTTGATCGTGTATTGTCGGGTAAGTTCCTGCTCGAACAAGGCGCACGTCGGCATGTATCCGGCGCTGATCGGCGCAGGAAGATTGCTTGTCAGGGTGGTCTTTGCGTCGCTCATGATGTGTCCTTCACCACGGTTCCTTCGATGAGTATTCCTGGGCCGAGATCAAAGAGGCTCTTTGCCTCTGTTCTTTCTTCTGGCATCAGCCTGCTAATTGCCGCCGCAAGATCGTTCGGCGCGTCGTTTCGGCCTCTTATCGTGGCTTTACCCTTGTTGCTTAGGCACCAGTTCAACCAAGTGCGCTTCCAGTCCTTCTTAGCGGAGTTGGCGTTTCCGCTGCCGATAAAGTGGTTGGCAAATTTCTCTGCTTCCAGATCGAGATTGATCGGCAGCATCCCGTGTCGCTGCCGCGCCGCCGCCGCGTCTTCGCGCCATTCCTCAGGCACGGTCCAGTCGCTAGGCAGCCTCATCGCACGCTTCGGCCCTGTGGGCTTATCAGCCTCCGGCACTGCATCCCCCAGGAGATCGGCAACTGGTGGCGACGCCACCTGTCGCACAGGCTCTATCTGCTCAACATCGGGCTTGCGCGGCGTTGACGGCGCTGGCGGTGAGTAAGCTGGCCGCTCTTCAACCTGTATAGGCGCGGATTCCGAATCATCCGCCCTCTTGCCACGGTTAGCGGCACGAGATGCCCGCGCTCTTTCCGTCCTGGCGCGCTGCTGTACCTTGCGAGCCCACGCTTGGGCCGCCTTCTCGCAGACGGTCGGGTGATACCATCGGTTGTCGCTGCACAGAACCCAGCCGTGCATGACCTTTTCCTTGATAGAGCGCCAAGTTTCCATATCGGCAGACATGGCGAGTTCACAAAGGATGTCATCGTCGTTCGGGAGACTCCCGGCGGGCCGCTCATGCCAGGACTCGCACCAGAGATTGTGCATGTAAAAGCCAAGTCTCGGGTCTCGCTTGGCAATGACGCTCCATGCTCTCGACCTGCGGAGCCGCATGATTTCCACGGGCATGAATGGGAAATCGCGCAGATCAACCTCTTTGTCGATAAGCGGGGGCAGCCTATCATTCTTCATCCGCGCCAATCCCAAGGGTCATGCCAGAATACCCCACTCGCGCAGTTTCGCTTCGGCATCATCGGCGCTTCGACAAACGGCATGGTTTACGCCGCGCATGGCGCTCCAATCGCGGAAGTCCTTTTGGTTGTCGCTAAGGCTCCCGCCGGGGGCTTTCATTTCGATCACAGCGCTGGTCTGCCCGATGAATAGGAAATCGGGCGTGCCCGGTATCATTCCCAGCGCTTTCGCCAGGGTATATCGAAGGGCTGCGTTTTTCGTTCCGCCACCCACTTCGTTTGCCGGGTGCGTCCAAACGGCGTTAAGTCGCCCGTCCAATGACCAGCCCCGCAGGCGGTCGGCTAGTTCGATACTGATTCGATCTTCCGGCCCGACCTTCAGGCTTCCCAGCTTCGGGCGTTGCATGAGGCGGACGAGAAAGAGAGGGACGGCGGTCATGCTGCTTCCCGCATGGGGGCCGGGCGCAAGCTCGCCTTGAGATAAAGCGGGTGCTGAGGCTGCCCCTTGCCCGTAATCGCCAAAGCGTGCGGCTCTTTGCCAGACTGCCGAATGCGTCGCAGCACCATTGCGCCGCGCCCCCAGAGCAGCCCGTGATTTCCCCAACCGCAGACGACGAGATGCGCTTCATGGCAGATACGCTCGATCCAGGCGTCGTTCTCAAGTCCAACCGGATCGACAACGGTTTTCAGCCCCGCCGGGTCAGTGCTGCGATAGGCGAAGGCATTGCCGACGATATAGCCGCCATACCCCCAATCCCAGGCGTATCCAGCCATCCGACGAACACTTGGATCGCTGACGGTTTCAGTAGCCTTGCTCGGATTCAGGCATATCCACGCCATCACCGGACGCGTCTCATCCCAGACCCGCTTTAGGTAATAGCGGTACAGGCGGCATTCGCTGAAGACCGCCGTGTTTTGCATGTCGGAGATCGGCGGCAATGCGGACGGCGACGCGCCAAGATCAAGGCTGCGTTGGTTCATTTTCAACCACGATTCTGAGATTGAGGGCCGCAGCCCAAAGAAAGAGATTCGATCCGTTCGGCAGGCTCGCGCCAGCTTCCCAGGCAGCGATAGCCTGTCGCGTCACTCCTACCTTTGCCGCAATCTGCTCTTGCGTTTTGCCGGATGCAACGCGCGCTCGGGTCAGTCTCGCCAGAACGGCCATTTGCATCCGGCCCGCGCCGGAGATGCGCCCGGCCATTATTCGTCGTCCAGCGGCGGGCCGTCGGTCATCGAGAGCGCGCGCTTGTATAGCTCAAGCAGGGTTTCTTGCTCCTGCCGGTCGATTTCTTCCAGTTTCCGCAAACGAATAATCTGGCGCATGGTTTGCACTGAAAAACCATTGCCTTTTGCTTCCGCAAACACGTCCTTTATGTCGGCGGCGATACCCGCCTTCTCCGAATCCAATCGTTCGATTCGCTCGATATACGAACACAATTGGTCCGCCGCCACGCCACCAACGTCTGTCATGACGCTCACTCCCGATAGACAAGAACTCAGCGCTCCGAGAAGCGAAGGCGTCTCGGCGTTATGCGATTCAAGGCGGCCTTATGCCGCTTTTGCGAGGTCGGGCTGAAGCTGGTGAAAGTCGCCGGGCGTCAATGCGCGATTGATTTTGCCCTCAGCCGCGAGCGTCTTGGAGATTTCGATGATCTGCTTTTGACGCCGCGCCGGGATCGTGCCGCGATTCAACCAGCCGCTTACCGACGATTGATCCACGCCCAACAACCGCGCAAGACGGTCTTGCGTCCAGAAAACATCGATCACCTGCTGCACGATGTCTTTTTCTTCTTGGGTCGGCTCTTTCATGTTCGATTCCGGCATATGTTGTGGTCTCGAACCCATCATATGAGATAGTCCAATCATACGCAATGTGGTTTTCTCATTAAGTCTGGCGAATGCAATCTGTTAGAAATTCTTGGCGCGGCCTTGCTAAAGTTTATGACATGATCTAATAATCTCTCGGCATCAAAAAGGCGTCTTTCTCATTGATACGGAAAAGAGAAGATAATTGCATGAAGTCTGATAAATCTCAGACGATAGGGAACCGTATTAAAGAAGCCAGGAAGGCTATAAATCTTAGCCAAGACTCGCTTGCAAAGCTGGTTGGCGTCGATCAGTCCACGGTAGCACTTTGGGAGACTGACAAGACCAGCCCGCGAGAAGAGACTCTATCTCAGCTTGCCCAAATTTTGTACCTGACGCCTGAGTTCCTGCGATATGGCCCGCCGCGCGAAGCGCCGTCGATGCCGCAGCGTACCGTTCCTGTTGTCGGTTTTGTGATTGCGGGGAACGAAATTAAACCGCTTGGGAGGCGGGTTATGCAGGAAACAGCGGCCCCGCCCGTCTTCGATAAAGATACGCCGGAGCCGACGGCGGCGCTTATCGTGCGCGGCGATTCCATGTGGCCGGTTTATCGAGATGGCGACATCTTGTTTTTCAGCGATCACGCAAAGCCGAACGACATGATCGGCACGGAATGCGTTGTGAAGCTCGATGACGGAACGATGCTGGTCAAGCGCGTCATGTCGGGCAGCCGCCGGGGGCTTTACACCCTGGCGAGCTATAATGCGCCGGAAATTCATGACGTGAGCATCGAATGGGCCGCGCCGGTCGTATGGGTGCGACGCAATTTGATTCGATCCAACGACTGAAAAAAGGCGGCGCGATACACGCCTTTTCCCCTTGCCTAGATTTATGATATTATCTAATCTCTTTCCATTGGCGATAATCATTGCCTTCCATCTGCACAAGGCTCCCAATGAGAGACGAACTAGGGCGAACCATCATTCGACCCTCGGCGCTGGCATCCTACGGAGACACGCCAAGGCGCACCGCTGCTACGCTGTTCAAAGATGAGTTCCAGGCGGCAGGGTACACGGTGAACGACACGCCGGGCGGGATCGCGGCGACGGTGGGAACCGCACTGCATCGCGGCGCGGAATTGCTGCTGACAGACAAGATGAAGGGTCAATATGGCCCAGGCTCTTTGTCATCGGCTACAGACGCGGCTATCGAAAATCTTCGATCAAACGCGCAGCGCGGCATCATCATGGATGCGACAAGCCCGACCGTTTCGACTGCTGAAAAGCAGGTCGCGCGTATGACGGATTGCTACGCGCAGCACGCGGTCCCTGACATTGAGCCGATTGCACTGGAGCAGCGGCTTGTGATCGATATGGGAGACGAGTTCGTTCTCTCCGGCCAGTCTGACGTGGTTGCTCTCGCCCCCGAGGGGTGCCTGGAAGACACGAAGACTGGCGTGGTCAGCCGCACGCACGCGGCGCAGCTTGGCGGATATACGATGGCGCAGCGGGCGCATGGCCGCGACATTAAATTCGCCCGCACCCGGTTCATTCAGCGCGTTTCGATCAAGAAAGATCAGCCGCCGCCTGCGGTCCAGCGGTACGAGCTATGGGCGATTGAGCCGATCACGGCCATTCGCATCAGGAACATCAAGCGCGACCTGATGGAGTTTCGACGGCTGGTCGAGGTCGGCAATGCCGATCCGATTAGCGCGTTCGACTGTAACCCGATGAGCATGCTGTGCTCGCGGAAATTTTGCGGCCTTTGGGGAACCGACGGTTGCTTTGAGTGGCAATTCAAGGAGAAAAGTGATGACGACGCCTAACGCGCCCGCTGTGACGCAAAAGACTAAGACCCTTGGCGAATATCTTTCTGACCAGCGCGTGATTGATGGCATCAAGGCCGTCGCCGGGAATTATCTTCGCCCCGAGCGCATGCTGAAGCTGGTCACGAGTTCGATCAGCAAGGTGCCGAAGCTGGCGCAGTGCGACCGGAAGTCCTTCCTCGGCGCGGTGATGACTTCCGCAGCGCTCGAATTGGAGCCGAACACTCCCCAGGGTCACGCTTACCTGATTCCGTATGATAAGCGCGGCAAAGACCCCCAGACGGGTAAGTGGGGGGTGATCGGCACCGAATGTCAGTTCATCATCGGCTATCGCGGCTTCATCGAACTTGCCTACCGCAACCCGAAAATCAAGAAAGTCGTCGCCAAGCCGATCTATAAGAACGACCTGTTTGAATGCGAGGAAGGCAGCACGGCGTTCTTGCGGCATCGGCAGGCGATGGAAGACCGTGGCCCGCTGATTGGTGCGTTTGCTTTTGCCCAATATGAAACGCCCAGCGGCGCTATTGCCGATATGTCGATGGTTTTGCCGTTGGAAGAAATCCATAAGGCGCGGTCCAAGTCCGAGACCTATAATTTCCTCGCGGCCCAGGTTGAGAAGGCTGAAGCAGGGTACAAGCGCGAGCAAGCCGAAAAGAAGCTGGCCGAGACGCCGTGGGTGATGTGGGAAGGCGATATGGCGGCCAAGACCGCTATTCGTCGCCTCGCCAAGTTCCTGCCGGTGGGTGGCAGCTTCGCGTCTGCCGCCGCGCTCGATGAAAACGCCGAGGCCGGTATTGTCGATTTCGGCGCGATGGCCGACGCCAGCACAGCCAAGGGTGTTGCTGAAGGCGATGAAGCGCCGGTGATCGGCGTGGAATATGAAGACGAACCCCAAGCCCCTGCCCTGCCGCAGCCCACTGAACGCCCGCTGAATGTCGTCACCGGCGGGAAAGGTCAGCCGCAACCCGAGACCGTAAGTGCTGGCCCTCAGCCGACGCAACGGGATCGGCGCGGCAAGGCACCCGCCCAGGAAGAACCGCCGCCCTACGATCCTGAAACCGGCGAAATCCTCGCGCCCGGCCAGAGCGATGACGGCGGCCTGAATTTCGGCGGCTAATCAACAGCGGCGGCGCGTGGTGCGCCGCCCCATCTGCAAGGGATAAACCATGCTCAATCTCGTTTCCAACACCGCCACGATTGCGGCGTCTTTCCTGGCGGCGCACAAAATGCCCACCGACGGCATCCCAGACCTGATGCGGACTATTCACGATGCGCTCAAATCTGCGGGTTCGCCGCCCGTCCCGGTTAATGTTGCGCCTATCCCAGCGGTCCCGATCAAGAAGTCTATCACTCCTGACTTCATCATCTGCCTGGAAGATGGCCTGCCGTTCAAGATGATGAAGGGGCACCTGCGGAAATCCTTCAACATGTCGCCGGATGAATACCGCGCCAAATGGGGACTGCCGCGCGATTACCCCATGACGGCACCGAACCACACGGCCAAGCGCGCCTCTATCGCAAGGCAAATTGGTTTGGGCCATAGGGTCCGTTAGCAACCGTCAAGCTGGTAAGACAAGGGGGCTCGCTTAACGCAGCCCCCTTTTTTTATGTGCTTTTCTCATTTCCCCCTGGCGCACACTATGAGTTTATGCAATATTTTCCCCGAAACATCTGCAAAGGAGCCTGTCATGACTTTTCGTTTTAGCGTCTCCGATTTTATGGGGGCGCGTCGCGCTGATTTCGACGTGAGCGGCATCACGCTTCTGGTCGGTGATGGTGGCGCAAGCAAAAGCTCGCTGCTGCGGGCCATCGGGGCCGTCACCACCGGCGAGACGATCCCGGTGAAGGGGATCAAGAAGAGCGAGGCTCTGCGTTTGGTTCGCAGCGGCGCGGAGAAGGGGCGCGTCGAATGGGCCGGAGAAGGGTTCAAGCAGACCGCCAGCTATCCAAAGGCCGAAGTGACGCTCGACAAGGGCGGAGAGGCCAGCCCGCCCTCCGTGTCGCTCTATGCCGCCGGTCTGGTCGATCTTCTGGACAAGCCCCTCAAGGACCGCGCCGCAGTGCTCTATCCATTGCTAAAGGCAGAGCCAACGCACGTTGACCTGCTCAATGAGATGCGCGATCTGTCGGCCTCTGAAGTTGCCGCGCTTCTCAATCCGCAGGAACGCGACCAACTGCCCTCCGGAAAAGAAGCCGAGGTGATGACCGGGCTCAAACTCAACCCGGAACGTGGCGAAGACAAGCGGCTGTATCGTCTGCTCACGAAGACGTGGAAGGCGATCAAGGATAAAGGCTGGAACACGGTTCACGCCGATCACGCCAGCGCGGCCACCGATGTTAAGCGCGATTGGAAGAAGGTCACGCAACAGACCTGGGGCGCTGTCGCCGGGGAAACGTGGTTGCCGGAGGGTTATGACGATTCTCTGCACACGCACAGCTTGGCCGATCTGGAAGCGGCGGCGCGCGCGGCCCAGACGAAGCTCGAAGCTGCGATCAAGGCTGAAGGCGCTGGTGAGGCCGTCCTGGCCGATTTGCAGGCCAAGGCTGCGCTTATCGGCCCGCGCACCAAAGAGCAGGCCGATGCTGCGGCAGAGTCCACTAAGCAGGAAAAGGCTTGGCAGGAATTTAGCACCCGCTCGAATCCGATGGTGCCGACCGAACCGATCCCGTGCCCGCATTGCAACCAGGGCGTTTCCATCGTTCAAGACCTGACCGGGCATCGCCTGGAGAAGTCCGACAAGGTGACGGCGGAAGCTATCGCAGCAGCGAAGGAGGCGCGGGCGAAATACGATGCCGACCGCAAGGCTCAAAGTGACAAGACCGATGCGGCTATCAAGGCCGAGCGCGCCGCGTTCGCCGCTTTGCAGGAAGCCAAGAACGCCGAGGCAAAGCTCACAGAACTGGCGGCGACGGCTGGCAGCGATGTTTCGGTCGCAGATGCCCGCACGGCCAAGGCGGCGGCGGATGCTCTATTGGCGGCTTACCGCGCTGCTGCCGAGTCTTCGGCGCTTCATCGGGTGATCGTCGCCAATATCGCCATCGCTGCGATCCTGTCGGAAGACAAGGGCCTACGTAAGCGGAAACTGTCTCAGGCGCTGGATGCGTTCAATAAGGCCATCCTGTCGCCTCTGGTCGAGGCCGCGAACGCCGGGCTCCCGGCGCAAGCATCGCGCTCTGCCATTTGGCAGCCGGTGACGATGAGCGAGGATTTCGAGGCTGAATACGGCGGGCGCGGCTTTCCGATGCTCTGCAAATCGGAGCAGCAGCGGTGCCGTTTCGTTTTCCAAATCGCCATCGCCAAGCTGGACGATTCGGCCTTGGTGCTGATCGATGACGCGGAAACGATCCCGATGGAATCGCGGCCCGGCCTGCTGAAGATGCTGAAAACGGTCGGCATCAAGGCTGTCGTTGCCATGATGCTTGCAAAGCCCGATATGGCCCCCGATCTGGTGGCTGCTAAGCTGGGCGCAACCTATTGGGTCGAGGGCGGCGAGTGCATGACGCGCGCCGAAGCGATCAGCAGCAAGGCGGCGTAGCATGGGCAACCCGCCGCCGATCAATTCCTTCGATGATGGGTACCAGGCCGCGCTGCATGACGTGCTGGCGCAGCTTGGTCGCCTTCAATCCGACAACAACTATGAACGCAGCGGGATTTACCGCTCAATTTCCGAAACTCAGGCGTTGCTCGCTAGGCACGACGCCAAGGGCAACCTCTAGGAGATAATCGTGACCGAACCGAAGAAGCCGCCTCCCTTCACTGCCGACAATCTGCCTGAAGCGGCGCGGGCGTTCTTTGATGACGAAAAGGGCGCTGGCGAGCGCGCGGCAAGAAAAATTGTGCGGGATTTAGACGATCACGCAGCAAAGGTTATCAACAGCCTCTGCGCCGCCCACCCCGGCCTGCGCGAATGGCTGCTGAACGGCACGGCCCCGGTTGCGACGCATGAGCCGCCGGAGGTCGATACCAGACTACTCTCCGAAGCGCACCGCTTGATCGGCGATATGACCCTTCAGGGCGATGCTTTGAAGCGTGGCCTGGAAGGGTTCTTGCAAATCGTCTGTCAGACCCACCGCCCCGCCGCCGATCCGGTGCGGTTCGCGCTGGAGAAGGTGACGGATGAGCGGTGGAACCGCTTCCTCGGTTACATCGTCCAGGCCGTAGAAACCCCTGAGGCGAGTTTAGACTATGTGGTGCGCTCTCAACTCGCCGAAATCCTCCCCGTCGCAAAGTCGTGGGCGGAACTGACGGATGCGGAAGGGGCGATGATCATCCGTAATGCGTGCAAGGCCGCAGCCATAACCGGTACTGAAGCGGAAGCCGTCGCCTCCCTCCGCGCCAGCCTGTCCGCCTACGCCCCGCCGCCGCGCGCGGTAGAGGTGACGCCGGAGGTGATGGAAGCATTTACCGAGGCTTGGTGCGCGCTAAATGAGCAAAACGGCCAAACGTTCACGGATGAGCCGGGTTACGAGAACCTTTCCCGACCGATAATGACCGCTCACCTATCCAGCTTCCGCGCCGCCATTGCCGTCGCCAACTCCCAAGCCAACGCGCGCGAAAGCGATGCCGTCGCGGAAGTGGCGCGGCTGCGTGATCTGGTGGAGCAGTGCGAACGGAAAATCGCGCGCAAAGATGCAGTGCTGGCGCATCCCGAAATCCAGGCGCTACTCAACAAGATCGGCTTTGGGGTTGAACCCGGCGAAACGGAAGTGGAGCGACTGAAGGGCGAGGCGCGCGCTAGCTTGGCCGACATTGTCCGGCTACGAAGCGACATTGCAAACCTTGATGCTGCTGTGAAAGGCGCTGTTGACCGTGCGGGCGAAGAGGCGCGAGAAGTGGAGCGGTTGCGTTCCCTGATAGGCGACGACAACATCGCCGCGCTGACCGAGGGTCGGGCGCGCATCATCGCCGCGAACCAAGCGCCGGGCATGCCGCATGCGGCTTGCCACGCCTGCCGGATTGGCGACTATTGCGAAAGCGCGGACTGTCCGAATGCAAGGCTAGAAATCGAGCGGCTGGAAGGCGAGCTTGAGCAGGCCGAGGCGCAGTTAGATCATGCGAACGTCGAGCTTGGGTTGATCGTCAGCGAGCGCGACGCCCTTAAAGTCGAGGTGGCGCGGCTGACCAAGGAGCGTGACGAGGCGCGCGAAAAGCTGGCTTCATCCTGCCAAGCCTTGCGCGACGAAAGCGACGATTACTTTACGCAACTCAAGGCAACCCAAGCTCACGCCGCCAAGCTGGAAGCGATGCTGACGGTGCCGGGCATTGTCGGCCCGGTCATGTTGTGGCGACCTTTTGAACAACGGTTTCTCTTCGGCTGGAAAGACGCCGAATTTTCCATCTGCTTTCGCCCGCGCGATCAAAGTGCGCACTGGATGATCTGGCATGCCGTCGGCCTTGAGCTTCGCCAGACCCCCGCGCCGGAAGCGGAAGAGAAGCGCTACCGCATCCGCCTCTTTCCGCCCAACGCCCATATCGAGTTCACCACCGAACCGATGACGCGCGCCGATGCCGAGCACTTCGGCGAAGTGATCGGTCCAGTCAATTGACACCTTACGCCCTGGTTCTAGCCATCGGCCTGCTTCACGGGCCGGGGGCCAAGATACTCGACACCGAAGAGCGCTATGCGACGATGCGGGAATGCCGGGAAGAGGCCAAAAAACTCAACACCGGCCCCCGCGTAATTCCCCGCACCGACGCGCGCTGCATCAATCTCACCGAATTTTACCAGGAGTAACCACATGACCGAAGAAGCAAGCCTGTTTCCGCCGGGCTCCCTGCCCTACCCGCGCCCGCAGCGCAATTCGGATTCCGTCATTCGCGCTGCTGTCGAAGACATCCTGCCAGATGTGATGGTTTGGGCTGGCGATGGCGACCGCGATGTTCTCCGTGATGATCTCGTGGCTTCTTTCAAGCTCGACCGCGACACATACGGCACCGCCCGACATTTGGAGCAAGAGCGGTTTTGGGGCGATGTTGATGATTCCCTGTTGGACATCCTCTCGCGCATCAACGTAACCGGGCACTATGACCGCGCCGTCGAAAAGTGGGTTGCTGAAAACGCCATTAAGCCGACGCACGTCATCGGCGACCGCGTGCGTTTCTATCGGGCGCATCGCCTGAATGGCGAGCCCGCTGGCCTGGAGTATGCTGGGATCATCGACAGGATCGACGCCAAGCGCGCGGAATACGGAATCAGCATCGGCGAGCGCAATAGCTGGTGTGTGGTCCGTTTCGAGCACGTCATCGGGCATGCTGATGAAGATGCGCCATTGGGTGAGCAGACGAAATAAGGAGCGCACAGACTTGGGCCGTCATCGCGCGGCCCTTTTTAATTGCTTTTTCTCATCTCCCTCTTGCGGATTATGAGATTTGCGCATAAGCTTAGGCCATACAAATCGCGCAGGGGGACGACATGATTGATCTACTTCTCGTAATCGCATGCACTGGCCTTGCTGAAGCGCTTCTTGCGTTTGGGCTGCTATGGCGATGACCAAACCGGAAGATTGGCCTTTGGTGGCCGATGAGTTGCGAAAGGCTCGGCAGCGGCTCTCTGACGCCGAGTGGGCCGGTCGCAAAGACAGCGAAGCAGCCGCAGCCGTGCGGTCGCTGCTTCAAGCGCAAACATGGGGCCAACTGCGGGTTCCGCCATTCTAGGGGGTGTTATGATCGACCTAACCGTGACCGGCCACGCAGAGCCGGAACAGGACCGCGCGGAGATTGCGCGGCTGCTGAAAGAGTACGGCCTTGGCGCGGTGTGTTTGCTGCGGGATCACAGCATTTACACCGTGTTTGAAAAGCCGGATTGCGCCAACTGGAACCTCGGCGACAATTTCGAGTGCTATCACAAACATGACGGGACTTACCCGGCAATCGGCGGGCACGAAAACGACATCATCCGCGTCTTCCCGCCCGGCACGCGCCTGCGGGTAACGGTGCAGGTGGTGGAATGAGCGGTCCATTACTATCGGATCGGCCAAAGACAAAATACGGTTTCCCGAAAATGTGTCTGAACTGCACTGGCGTGGGCGACGAAGCTGCGGTCCCGCCAACGTTCTGGTGTTCTGTTTGGAGGCGGCAGGTTGATGAGGAGTATTTTTGCCAAAAGCACAAAACACTGAGCCGGACCTAAAGCCAGGGGCGAGCGCATTGCCCCCTCCGATGAACCGCCGCAGGGGTGGCGGGTTTTTGGAGGGATGAAGATGGGCGTGAATATTTGGGTGACGGATGCAGACACTGGCGAGAAACACCCGGTCTGCTGGGGGGTTAACATGATCGCCCATACTATCGAAGATGGACGGCACGTTGTCACGACGACAGACGGCAAGCATGAAGTCCCGATCCGCGAAACCCCCGCCGAGGTCATGGCCCTGGTGGCCGCGAAAGAGCGCGAGCAGGCGCGCGAGCGGATTGCAGCCATGGCGTTGCAGGGCGCGCTTGCCAATCCTGAGCGTGTCGGCAACGGGTTTTGCGCGCCAATCGATGAAGCCATAAAATACGCCGACGGGCTCCTCGACGCTCTGGCCGCGCGGGGGGAACGTTCCTAATGCGTTGGCGCGGCGCGGGCAAGGGGGCTGTGAATCTGATGAAATGCAAGAAACCGCGTGCCCGAGCCAAGCTCGAAACAGTCCCCGGCGAAGGTTTGCTGTCAAAAAGGCAACGCCGGAAGATCGCGCGGGAAGCAAAGAAAAGGATGGGCAGGTATTGATTCAGGTGTGCGCTATCAGCGCTAAGAATATGGTGTGATTTTGTAGGTGAGGCCCGCATGGGAGTTGAACCCATCCTTACGCGCTGAGAACGCGTCGTTCTTCCGATAAACTAGCGGGCCATAATCATTTCGTCAAGATTGATATTTGATTGGGATTTGCTTTGCAAATCCTATATTTTCAATTCAAATCAATATTTTAGTTTTTGGGGTTATTAGAGTGAGAGAACCCTATCTCGATTTTCCTCACCCTGCATCCGACCGCGAAACTCATAATTTAGAAGCCATTGTCTCGCAACGACTTTTGGCAAAATCTCATACTTTCAACCAGCTTTATTAGACTATCTCATTATTCGCTTGCATGATATTTTATAATATGAGATTATTGAAATCGCTCATACAAATCAATGTGATGCTCTTAATGGGTATCTGATTGGCATAGGAGAAGGCATGACGATGACTTTGCAGCCAAAGCTCGCGACGCCACCGGCCCCGGCGGTCGTGGATAAAAAAGCCGCTGAGGCGTTTGTGGACGCGCTTATCGGCTGGGAAACTTTAGGCGTGGCAGGCGACGAAGAAATCACCCGCCCCAAAGCACCCGAGGCGCGGGCGCATCTGTCCGCTGTTCTCGGCGAGCACATGCCCGCATACGCCAATCACGCTAGGCCGGGCAGCCTAAAGGCCGCTTTGCTTGGGGCTTATCTTCGCAGCGTGGCCGAGGTGCTGGACCCGCCGAAGGTCGAAACTACCGCGTAACCAGTCCGCCTACACAAACCCCGCGCCGCAGAATGTGGCCGGTAGATCAGAAGGATCATCATGGCTCGCCTCACCCGCGACAGCCGCCTGGAAACCCGAAAGGGCCGGGAACGGCTTCCTATCTCGAAGAAACCCGTCTGGCACACCCTGGAGCATGGCCGCTCCATAGGCTACCGCAAGACCGCCACCGGCGGCGCATGGATCGCCCGCATGTACCTCGGCGATAAGAAGCACGAAGAGCGGCGCATCGGGGCTGCCGACGACACGCTAGACGCCGACGGTGTGCATGTCTTTTCCTGGCAGCAGGCGCAGGTGACGGCACGGGAATGGTTCGAGGCGCGGGCGCACGAGATAGCCGGGCGCGGCAAGGCCGATCTGACTGTCAAGGAAGCCACCTCTGACTATATGGCGTGGTTCCGAACGCAGCGGAAATCCATCGACCAGTTCGAGCACACGATCAATGCCCATATCCTGCCTGAGTTCGGCAGCGCCCTGGTGCGCGAGTTGACCAGCAGGCAAATCAGGGCTTGGCTGAACCGGGTAGCGGCCAGTGGTCGGAGGCTGAGGACCAAGCCGGGCCAGCCCCAGAAATTCATGGCCCCGCCGCAGACCAAGGACCAAATCCGCGCGCGGCGCTCGACCGCCAATCGCGTGCTTACGGTGCTGAAAGCGATCCTGAATCACGCGGCCAAAGAGAACGAAGCCATCAATACCGCCGCCTGGGACCGCGTGGATCCTTTCGAAGGCGTGGACGCGGCGCGCGTGCGGTTCCTCGACCATGCAGAAGCCAAGCGGCTTGTGAACGCTTGCGATCCAGAATTTCGTCCCATGCTCATCGCGGCCCTGCATACCGGCGCGCGCTATGGTGAGCTTTGCCGGGTTACGGTCGGCGATTACCAGAATGGCAGGCTCTTCTTCGGTGATACCAAGGACGGCAAATCGCGGTGGATTTCTCTGACGAGCGAGGGGCGCACGTTCTTCGACGGCGTGACGGCGGGACGGCACAAGCGAGAGCCGATCTTCCGGCGCAATGACGGCGACCCGTGGGGCAATAACCACCAAAGCCGCCGCGTTGATGCTGCCTGCGCCAACGGTAAGATTGAGCCGATCTGCACCTTCCATCAGTTGCGGCACACCTACGCAAGCTTGGCCCTGATGAACGGCATGCCAATGATGGTGCTATCGGCCAATCTAGGGCACTCTGACACTCGTATGGTAGAGAAGCATTACGGACACTTATTACAGTCCTACAAAGATCAAATGGTAGAAGACCATGCTCCTAAATTTGGTTTTGATGACTCGCATATTGTAAAAATTCTAGCCAATTCCTAAATTCGGATAATTGAAGCGTCTTCGAGGGGTTATCTTGAGTGCAGAATACAGCGCGAGAAATAAATCTTACGCCAACCGCTTTGCTTACTGTCTAATCCCGTATGTGAACGACTCTGGAGACGCTGATGTTGTCTGGAACAGTAGAGACGGCGGCATTGCCAGCGCATTGAGGGGAACGTCTGGGCGTGTCGTCTACCCAATGCTTGCCGCCACCATCGTTCAAGCGCGTTATTACGTTCCGCCGATTGGGTCTGTGATCCTAGTCGATCCTGATTTTGATCAGATCGTTTTGAGAATGCGCGAACTGATCGACGCATCGTGGGAGGATCGGGTCAACCCTGGGATGCGCCATCACCTTTTCTCCAGGCTTGGACGCGAAGGATCGGCAAGGTTCATGGCCCAGGCTCGGGTTGAGAATGAGGAAGGGCATCCTATTGTTGTCGATGAGGCCCTTCACGAGCATTTCAGCCAGCGGGCGCGGAACCGGGTCGTAGGTCGGTCAAATCTGCCGTCCGAAGTCTTGACGGACTCATGCACGCCCGAGGTTTCGCGAAACCCGCGCGAAATCACATTGAACTGGTGGCGCATGGGAAAGTTGCGGTCGCGCCGAGTGCCGCTCATTGGGCCGTGGGCGTCGGCAGTGGGGCCGGTTGCGGCTTGGTTGTCCGCTGCCGGTAATAGCTTAGCTGGCTCGCCGCTTCTTTCATCCATCGGGTAATGTCGGCCAACCCCAGCGACAACGCCTCATAGTCTTGAGGCGTGAGCGCGATCATGCTGCCGCCGGGCGTCGAGATGACTTTCCAGCGCACCTGCGGCAGCGATACCGGGTCAGGCGGAGGCGGTGCCGCAAGCTCAATTTGCGGGAGCGGTTTTTCCTGGCTGACCGTCACCACCGTTTCCCGAAATGGATTCGAGCAGGCGGCGAGTGTGATCGGAAGCAGCATTAATGCGGCTTTCCAAAAGACCGGGCTTTTCATCGGCGATTTTCCCCAGGTTGTGCTTGGCGAAGAGGGTTGTGAGGCGCTTACTTTCGGCACGGGCGGCTCTGGCATCCGCCTGAAGCGCTTCCAGGCGGCGGTTATTGTCGCCAACCTCCTGCGAGACGCGCTGCAATTCGGCGATGATGCTTTCGGCCCGCTGGCGCTCGACCTGCAAGGCAAGCTCTAGCCTTGCTTGTTCGGCTGCGGCCTGTTCGGCGCGCTGCTGCATATTCTCGACGTAGCGGTAGCCGAGATAGATGGTCAGGCATAGGCCGAGGGCCGCAAGCCCGATGAGCGCCCATTTGCCCCAGCCCTTGAGCAGCGGGGCTAGAAGTGAGCCCCCGCCGGTCGCTACTGCTGCCGCGCCGCCGAGAAGAAGATCGGTAGAGGGCAGCCAGGATAGCATGGCGTCCATTATGGATAAGCCGAACGAGGAAGCTCGAAATGCGGGCCGTCATAGAACGATTCGTCCGCAGAGGAACCATTGCTGTTCCAATCGCCGCCCCAGCGCAGCTTGACGCCTAGGCGTTCCGCGATTGCAAACATTTGGTCGCGCAGTCGGCGGAAGCTGGCCTTGTCCTTCCAATCGATCTGGCCGCCCTTCAATGGAGCAAGATCGACGGCATGGCCGCTCAGATGACGGCTCTGCATCGTCTTGCTTTTCCCCTCGGCGACAAGCTGCTTTTGCCGGTCGTAGGTACGCAATCCTTCGATAACCATGAAGGGCGCATCGCTTTCATCGCCCAAGGCCATGACGACGCGCACCAGATCGGGATGCACGCCCTGGAGTCTCTGTTTGTCTCGTGCGGTAAGCATGTGAAATCCTCATATTGAGGACTGCACCGTATCACCTTCTATGAGTTTTGCCAATCGGTCGCAGAGCGTCGCTCGCAAGCGAAGCATCGTCCGCAAGGTCCGGTTGTTATTGGCTCTCGGCAGGACCACGTTTCGCACCACAACTCTTCGCCGATTTCCCCGCGTATGGCGCGTTTGTCCAGATGGCGCGGCTCATAGTGCCAGTTTACGGGCCGCTCGATCCAGGCAGGGGAATTTCGAGCGGTGAGCATTGCGACTTGCGCGCCCATTGCATCTCGCTCGCTCACGTCTCCATCCTCGATCACGGTGCCACCCCAGACATCGGTGATTTCAGGCCGACCAGCGATAACCCCGCCCATGATGCCGCCGAGCAGCACCCAATCCGCCGCGACGCAGGACAGAGGCACAGTCAGGCCGCATGTCATGCGCTCTATAGGCCGGATGCGTTCTAGCTGGTCACAGATGCTCTGAAAGGCCCGCATCTCGAATGGCGCTCGTCCGCCCGCGTCCAGAATCTTGACGTGCAGAGCGATGACGGGTGCATCGGTGGTGAGCAGCACATGCCGCAGGCACCAAGCGCTATCCGGCCCGCCGCTGACCATGACCATATGCGTCATGCAACGCCCCCAAGCAGCGTTCCGGGTACGGACCATGTGACAAACGAATTGCCGAGGATGTACTTGCCCGCCGCGCCGCCGGTGCTGGTGACTGCGTTGTTTCCCGCTGCACCAAGCGCCCCGCCGATGCCGCCGTCATTTCGGCTTGATCCGCCCTTGCCGCCCGGCAGTGTCGCTGTTCCCGTTCCCCCTGCGGTCCCGTTCGTGTTTGTGTAGCCGCCTGACGTTGTGCCACCGGAACCCGGCGCACCGCCGACCGAGCCCTGCCCCCCGCCACCGCCGCCACCGCCATAGTTGAAACCGCGATACCAAGTTGTGTCAGCGCCGCCGCCGGTCTGGTCCTCATGTTTGCCGCTGCCGCCACCGCCCCCGCCACCGCCCCCGGCGATAGTGCCGTTATTGATGACGGTCAGAGGAACCGTAGCGCGCAGGGCTGGGCCGCCGGGCAAACCCGCGCCGCCCGCAGTAGAAGCCCCGGCCTGATAGCCACCCGTCGCAGTGCCGCCATTGCCGCCCTTGCCGCCCGCCCCAAGAATGCTGCCGTTGTTTATTAGGGTCAGCACAGACCCGGCTGGAAACGTGCCGGTGTCCATCGCCGGATTAGCGGTGCTCGTGCTGCCTACGATAGCGGCGACATCGACAATCACGGTCATATTGACGGGCGAAACGCCGTCCCACCCGGCTCCTACCGCCGCCGTCTGCATGTTGAAGTTGGTCGTGCTGGCTGCGATGGTGATGACCAATCCCACCGCGCCCTGAGAGAAGAAACCGACCGGCGCGGGCCACATTACGCAAAGCCCTTCGAGATGCTGCCCATCATTTTTGTCCCGGTGCAGTAGAAGGTCAGCAGGTCAACGGCATTCGCGGTCGTGCTGAGAATCGGATCGGCCCCGCCGGGGAAAAGGTAATCAGTCGAGAAGGACAGCGTGCGCGAGCCCGTGGCGTCCTGGGTCACACGCAAAAGATAGGTCGCCCCCGCGCGCATGTTCGTCGGCGTCGCCAGCGCGCGGTTCCCGCCGAGCGTTACGCGGGCGCATTGCGCGGTGTCCAAATCCCAATTGATCGTCGCGGCATCGGTCAAGGCGGCTTCGGCGAAATACTGCGCCCGCGTGTGGCTTGATACAGCCCCGAGCCGTGGATAGGTAGCCGCGCCCGCTGCTGCCGTGAGTGCTTTGGCGGTATCGGTCCCTGCCTGCGCTTCCGCATTGCTGGTAAGCTGGACCACGCCCGGCGCGCTGGAGGTGGCCGAAGGGATGAAGCGCATGACTTCGCGCCAGTCCGTGCCGGATCGTTGGAGCAACAGACACGCGCTCAAGCTGCTCATCGCATAGTCGGCACCATAGGCAAGCCAGATTTGCCCAGCCCCGCCCGCGAGATGCCTGACGGTGATGATGCGCCCGGCGCTGACGGGGCGCAGCAAAAGCCACCGGCCATCAGCAAGGTTAGACGTGGCGATATTCGACAAGTCATCGCTGGCCGCCGCACCCTCGGTATCGACATCATGCGCTCCGCGCGTCGGGGTGATGCTGCCGCCGGAGATGACGAACGACGTTCCGGTCTGAGACCCGGTTGCTTCGGCGATGAACTGATAAAGCTGGAGGACTGCCGCGACCCAGGGGCCTGCCGGTTCTCTGGCGACATAAGTTATCGCCGCTTCTGTCGGCAAATCGGTCATTTGGCTGACTCTTTTTTGTTTTCCCTATGATGCCACAGCACGCCTTCGGATTCACCCTTAAAAATCGTATGCGTTTTTATCATTCTTTCGTTGCGTCTCGTGATGAGTTGATCTAATAATCCATCACCAAACACAAACCCCTCCCACAAACCCGCAGGCGATAAAATGACACCTTTTCTGGTGAAAATGGACCTGTGCGCGCCGGTTATCCTTGGGCGTCGGCTCACGCTTGACGCGCTTCTGGCGTCGCAGATTTACGAGCGCACCGGCTGCGTTGAAACCGCACACGAGACGATTCCGCTGGAGCGTATCGGCGAGATTTGGACCGGCTCACAGGCTTTCGTTGACGGCTATGTGCCGTCGCGGATGGTCACGATCATCGCTTCCCTTCGCGCCGATCACGATCTAACGCCAGATATCATTTGTCCGAGCGGACGGCGGAAGATGTATCCCTCAGTCGAAGTAAAGCGGGGAGATTATAAAAATAGCCTGTCGATCTATCGAACGCATGAAGCGCCGTGCGTTTGGTTCTCGGGTCGTGGCGATGTTGATGCGGTGACGGAACTGTTGAACGGCGTCTCTGGCATCGGCACTAAGCGTTCGCATGGTTATGGGCAGGTCGTGCGGGTCCATGTCCGCGCCGTGTCTGGCGAGAACCAATATGCGGGCCTCAAGCTCGCCGATGGCAGCCCGGCCCGCCCGATCCCTGCTGCGTTCTGGCAGGATATTTCCAGCAAGCGCGCGTTGATCTCTGCCGAGCGGTTCAAACCGCCCTATTGGGATGGGAAGAGCGTTCTCTGCGCCGTGCCGAACCCGCCGCCGGAAGAAATCACCCAGCAGCTTTTCTTCAGCCGATAGGAGCCTGCCGTGATGACACCTCTTGAATTTTGGTATCGCGGCATTGGGCAATATTTGCATCCCGCCGTCGAGCAGGGCGTTGATCCGGCGATTGTCGCGCTGTCGCGCAATCATCGTCACAGCCAATCGGGTTCTTTGATCCGCCTCGGCGGTGGAAAGGCTATGTCGCTGGTCTGTGAAGACCGCGCGATTCTCATGGCCGACATAACGCCATGCACTCAGCCGCCTGGGAACGTCGAGATTAAAGACGGAAGCTGGCGCTCGATCCCCAACTGGATTGCTGAAATTATCCGCAACCCACCGCCGCCGCCATTCCTTGTCGTTATCCACGGGAACGCCTGGGATACAATCCATAATTGGCGCATCAACCAATCGACCGATTTCATTTCGCTGTCGGGTGTTTGGACTGAAACCGTCAACCGCGCAGTCGTGTCCAAGGCGTTCGCCGATCTGGAAGGCATCCCGAATGCCGTATGGCGGTCGGCCTGCAACCTTCTCGAAAAGCGCAAGCGTGACCCGAGCCAAGCGAAGCAGATTGACGCCATGCTTGACGCAGTGATCGCCAAAACACCGGCTCTGGACGCGATTATCGACACGCTGCCGCCGACCAGTTCCGACGACTTTGAAATCATCTCCCTGCTGTGCGGGGACCGCGAAAAGAATGGATAAAGCCATGACTGTTCTCGAATTGCCGGTCGCGCTAAGCGGTCTGCCCAACAATCGGTATGAATTGCACCAGACCGCCTACGAACTGATGCTGGAAGACCCGGATGATCGGCGGGATTTCATCTTCTGTGCCGACAAGCTCTTGCCGGGCGTTTTGATCCGGTCTGCGACGATGCCGGAGAAACTGAGGCAGCATTGCGTTCCCACGCTCATGCCGGAGAACGGCAAGACGTACCGTTTCATCCTTGAAGCGCACCCGACATACAGCCCGGTCAAAGGCGTGCGGGCGTGCTATCCGGCCCGCGATGAAGTGTCCCGCTTGCGCTGGCTCGCACAGCGCGCCGAAACGCGCGGCTTTGAAGTGCTCTCCTCTGGTGTAGAGACCGAATACAACTGGGTCGCCAAGCCTGGGATCATCGGCAAGATGCTCGATCACAGCACTTTCTCTGGCTCCCTCACCGTTACCGATGAAACCGCCATGCGGGAAGCAATGGTTCGCGGAATCGGCCACTGCAAGACGTTCGGACTCGGCGTCATGCGCTTGTTTAACCCCAGCTAATCGCCCCGCATCTGGGGATGATGATATTCATTTGGAGACCCGACATGACGAAGACCTACACCGTTGTTCTCAACGGCACGATCACCGCTGAAACCCCGCTGGCGACCGCGCCGCATCGGCCCGAGAGCGAAAAGCGCGCCGACTTCGGGGTTAAGAACCCGCCCTCCCGTCTGCCGCGCATGACGGTCGGTGGCGTTGAGACCGTTTATTTCCCTGGCTCCGGTCTGCGCGGCAAGCTGCGCCGGATGGCAATGCAGCGGGTGCGCGAAGCGCTGCAAGAGGACGGCAAGCCGATTTTCACGCTGGATGACCATTTCTTCAACGTCATCGGCGGGATCAAGGATAAGGGCAGCGATAGCAAGGCCGATATTGTCGCCGCTGCCGATCTGCGTAACCGCAATCCGATCATCAGCCTGTTCGGCTCGATGGCGGCCCATATCGGTGGGCGCTTGATGATCGGCCATGCTGTCCCCGTTCATCCGACCTCCCCGATTGTCTTGACCGGCGTTCGCACCGATGATTTCGAGCGCCAGCCCGATAACCTGCGGTTTCTCTCCGAGGAAGAGCGCGAAAAGTGGCAGGCCATGTCCGAGCAGGGTGCGGAAAACAGCAAGGCGAAGACCGAGCTAAAGAACGTCGAAACCGACCTTCGCAAGCTGTCCAAGGCCAAGGGCGAAATCGACGCCGATAAGGTCGATGAACTGTCCAAGCGCC